ACGAAGCACCTTCTACGGCACCTCTAATTACTTCTGATAATCTTTCCAGCACTAGTAGTTTGCTTCTGAACTATGACTTTGGTAACAGAGCAACCTATGATCCTGTTGTGAATAAATTTACTTCTAGTGCTAATTTGTTAAAATATAGTGATGGAACTGCATCTGGACGATTGACTGATTGGAGTTGGTTAGGTGCTAGCACACCTGAAGCTATACCAAATGCAGCAATAGCTCCTGATGGATCTCTTACTGCTTGGAAGGTATCAGGACCTAGTTTGTATCAAAGTATCATTAATGATGGTGATTTTACTATGTCTGCTTGGGTCAAGACAGTTGATGGATCATCAGCATCTGTTCAGCAGTCTGTCTATCTACTAGGCACTGGCGGAGATGTTTTGTCTACTACACATACTGCTACTGGTGAATGGCAGAGGATAACTTTCTCTTCAGTTGCTACTAGTATCTATGGTAATCCAGCTGGTAAGTATCATAGATACACTCCATTTTCTTCTTCCGCTGATCTGTATGTTTGGGGACCACAAGTAGAGCTAAAATCTTCTGCTGGCAGACACGTCCAAACATATGGAACTGCTATTAATCTATCATACGGATTCAATAGTCTTGTGCCTTATGCAGGTAACGGAACTTTTAATGATGAACCAAAGAATCAATTCATTGATGGAACCGTGAAATGTAATGGAACATATGAATTTATAACATTCTCATATCCCAGCGTTACTGTCAGTGATGGTAGTTCTTCCACAGTATCTTGGACTGCTGAATTTTGGATCAAACCAGATGCTTTTACTGGATCGTCTGATATTGGTGACCTGTTGAGTGATGGCACTTATAAAATTCAACTGGAGCAAGGTGGATCTGATGCTGGAAAGATTAGATATAACTATTCTTCTACTGCTTCTGGATTTAGTAATGTTGCTCTTACAGCAGGGCAGTGGAATCATGTGGTAGTGAAGTTCAGTCCATTCGCTGCTGCTACTTCTGTGTCTATTCAATCGTGGATTAATAATACCTTCGCACTTAATACAGGACATACTGAACCACTACAACAGATAGCAAACAGATTTGGTAATGGATTCAAAGGAAGGTTGGCAGAACTTAGAATTTATGATACAGATTTAACAGATACAGCTAGGGAAGCTAACTGGAATGCCACCCGTGGTAAGTATGGTGTGTGATAAATAGATAGAGCAAAGAATATCTGTTTAGAGGCGCTAAGTAATGGCAAGGAAAACAATCCTGAGTAACTATTACCTCTTCGATGCATCACAAAGGGAAGTTATCATTCCTGGTGGTGTTCAAAGAGAAGATCTTATCTTGATTACTAATGTTACTGATAACAAAGTAATCTATAATTTTTCTGACCCAGAACTTACTGCTACATCATATGATATCTCTACTGATATTCGTAACGTTGTAACGACAAGAATTATCTTGTCTTATGACACAACTGGCATGTCTAATACAGACAAGTTACAGATTGTTGTAGACGAATACGAAGAAACTTATAGTCCAGCAGAAACGTATCATGATTCTGTAAACAAGATGAGGATCTCTGCTCCTCAATCTCAAATTGATACTGACTTTGAATACGGAACCCAAGACACCAAGTGGGAAGGGTTGGCAATGATTAACAACAACCCATTTGCTTATAAGTCTCAAGATTCTATTGCTGTTACTGAAATTACTGCAGGAGATAACGCTGCAAATCTTAGAGAAGTAGAAGTAACAACTGCTAATCCACCTGCTGAAGGTAGTGCAATTTATGTTCAGGATACTCTATTTCCTGGTGGCAATGGAGTCTTTATTATTGACAAGGTAACCGCTACATCATTTTTCTATACAGCAAAGTATGAATGGACTCTAGGATCCACAAACGTTTATGATGCAGCAAGAACTGCTGTATATAATGGTGTTCATTACACAGCTTCTGCTATTGGTGGAACTATTTCACTAAGTGCTCCTGGTGATGATAGTATCGCAGTTACAACTCAACATGCTCATGGTCTAGAAGTCGGTAATGAATTTGCAATAACTGGTTCCGCAGGAACTAATGTTAATGGATCATGGACTGTTGGTAGAGTAACAAGTCCAACTACATTTAATTACTACACTACTGCAGCTCCTTCTGGTGGTGTTTCTTCTGGAACTATTAAATTATATCCTAGACCACAAGGATCTTCAATTCATAGAGCATTTGATGGAGGTGTAAAGTTTTCAACAAACACTTTCTCAAAGAACCAACAGGCAATCAGACAAACCAAACGTTACTTCCGTTATCAATCTGGTAAAGGTGTAGCATTCTCTACTGGATCTATTCTAGAACCTGCTATTGAAAACATCGATAGTATTACAGCATCAGGAACAACTGTCACTGTTGTTAGTGCTGAGGCACATAATATTACCAGAGGGTCACAAGTTGATGTTCGTAACTGTGGAGATAATAATTACAATGGAATCTATGAAGTAACCAATGTAATTAATGCTTTTACATTTGAATACACAGTATCCAATGCACCTTCAGAAGCAACTGCAAGTGGAGAGTATTCTATTACTGCAGTTAATTCTTATGGAACTAATCTAGAGATTGGTATGATGGACCAACAAAATGGTCTGTTCTTTAGATATTCAAATGGAAAGTTAAGTGTTGTTCGTAGAACTTCTACATTCCAATTGTCTGGTAGATGCAATGCAACTAATGGTTCTACTCTAATCACTAGTGCAGCATCCATCAATGGAGAAACTGCTAAATTTTCTAAGCAATTAAATCCTGGTGATTATATTATTCTTCGTGGTTCTTCTTATCGTGTTGATGGTATTATTTCTGACACACAGTTGGTAATCTTCCCAGACTATCGTGGTCCATCATCAAATAATATTCCTATAACTAAGACAGTTGAAACTGAGTGGGAACAAGGTGACTGGAACATTGATCGTTGTGACGGCACAGGTAAATCTGGTTACACTATCGACCCAACCAGAATGCAGATGTTCTACATGGACTACTCTTGGTATGGTGCTGGTTTTATTCGTTGGGGATTCCGTGCTACAGATGGTAACGTCATTTATGCACACAAGATTCCTAACAACAACCAGAATACTGAAGCATATATGAGATCAGGTAACCTACCTGCTCGTTATGAAGTCAATACACTTCCACCAGCAACCGTTGCCACAAAGAGTTTTGGTTCTGGCGATTCAGTTCTATATGTTGCCAATGCACCTACAAAATTCCCTGATAGTGGAACTCTTCGCGTCAAATCTTCTTCTAGTGCTACAGCTGGAACACAAGAATATGTAAACTACACATCAAAAACAATATTTCTTCAAGATGTTATTTCAGTAACCTCTGGCAACAATCAGATTGAAGTTTCAGATACCACAGGTATTGTAGGTGGTGGTATTCAGACTGTAACATTTGATATTCCTTTCTCTAATATTGCAGCAAACAAAGTATATTATGTTGTATCAAAAACTGCTAGCGCATTCACAATCTCAGAAAACTCTGGCGGTAGTGCTACAGCAAAAACACTTTCACCTGCTACTGGATCTGCTTTGTCTCCTCTTTCTAGAGTATCCTCTGGAGTATTCAATGGAGTCACAAGAGAGCAAGCAGGCGCAAGCGCAGTAACAATCACAATAGCATCTGGATCTGCAGATGGAATCCTAAGCAGTGCAACTGGGGTTCAAATCGGACAAAGAGTTATTGGAACTAACATTCCATCAGATACATTCGTTACTTCTCTAAGTGGCACGAATATTGGTTTAAGTAGAGCAGTAACTTCTGCTAATCCTTCTGCAAGATTTGTTCCGTTGGGTCCTGGATCTGCACAAAACTTCGCGTATAGTTCTACTAGACCTATTGGTGTTGAGTTGTTGCAAGCGTCCAACGTTCCAAACATCTCACACTGGGGTTCTTCTGTTATCATGGAAGGACGTTATGATGATGACCGAGCATATGTTTATACCGTTGGAACTAGAACTGGTAGAGAAATTAACTCTGGAGATACTAAAGCATTGTTAGCACTTCGTGTATCACCTTCTGTTGATAACGGCATCCCTGATACATTTGGAACTAGAGAACTGATTAATAGAATGCAGTTGGTTCTAAGTTCTGCTGAGATCTCTACTAATGGTGCTCTCTTCGTTGAACTTCTACTCAACCCAAGAATCTCCAGTAATGTTGACTGGTTGAATGTAGGAGGAACATCTCTTGCACAGTATGCAAACCTTACTACTCTAGTTGATGGTAGTGGTAGAATTAACGGTGAACTAATTGGAGGAGAAGTTATCTTTGGATTCTATGCTGATACTGGTGTTGCTGCATACAATCTCTCTCAAGTTAAAGAACTTTCTAATTCTATTCTAGGTGGAGGATCTGATCAATACGAATCATCTACTCCACCAAACCCATCTGGTATATTCCCAGATGGTCCTGAGGTTCTTGCAATTCAAATTACTAACATTGCTGGTGGTCGTGGTTCAAACCGTCGTGCTGCTGACGTTAGAATTTCTTGGACAGAAGCACAGGCATAATTCTTTCCAATAAAAAAGACCCCTTCTGGTTTTTGCCAGGGGGGTCTTTTTTTGCGACGACGATACGTATCTATTTATTCATCTCCAGACTGAGTGAGCATAGCTGCACTAACAAATGTTAAAAAAAGAATAGTTGCTAGAGAGAATAGTGCCATGGCATTGGGGGCAAAAATTTATTTAGAAATTTCTAAGTATTTTTGCTCAATAATGTCAGTGAGCCCTCACGGTTGTGCTGTTGCTGGAACCATCATGCCACCATCACCTCCACCATTATCATCATCAGATTCTTTGATAAGATATAATAAAAAATTTGCTACCATGAATCCAACTACTAATGCTAGAAAGTTACTGGTGTCCATTTACCATACTCCTGGAATGATTTGTCCTGTAGTAGCATAAGTTCCAACAGCGATGATGAAACCAAGCATTGCTAGACGTGAGTTAAGGATCTCTGCCTCAGGTGTGAATCCGAATTTCATTTTTTGTTCTCCAATGTAGTGTTTGTTATGATAATGCGTTCACCATCATGGGTGAATTGTAGTTCGTCATCTGGATGCCATAGAAGTTCTTCATACATGTCATCCAGTTTCTGCATGTCTTGATACAATTGATTAGGATTGGTCATCTTCTCCTTTAACTTCCCATGACCCGCCAACTCCACCTTCCATGTTGACAGTAATGTCTTGTGGTTCAGTAGGTTCCTGTGAATGAGGAGGTTTGTGCTCTCTATCCATAGGTTTAGATGATTCAAAAGGAGTGCGCGAAAGGTTTTTAAGAACGATGAATGCATCCTTATTATATTTGCGGACACCATATGGTGTCGCCCACTTTTGATTGTAATTTTCACCTTGGTGGATGCCAGAAACTACTGTGCCACCGATCTCAATTACAATGTTATCATTTCTTACATCCCATCCAAGGGTGTCAATCGTTTCCCAGAGTTCATCCTGTGTAAGATTCATCAAATAATTCCAAAAAATAATTTGCCTGTGATGGCATACGATACAGCACCAGCAATAATACCGAGCATTGCCCAGCGACCATTTGCTTTTTCAGCACGGTCAGCATGAGTCTCATACCCATAACGCTCTGCTTCTGTGGGATCTACATACATGCGTGGTTCTGATGCCCACATGTTTGTGCGTCCACCATCTTCTGTTGTTACGGTCATGATACGTTTTGTAATGAATCTTTACATATTATATATGAAAAAAAGAGGGGCGTCAAGCCCCTCTATAATCAGTTTACCTTATGGAAATCAGAAGGAATACTTCAGACCCAACTTGGTTCCATAACCGCGATCGATGTTGCTGTCGCCGCTACCTACGAAGGAGACTTCACCATATGCACCTAGAGCATCGGTCAAACCGATACCAACGCCTGCCTTACCAGAAGGAACGGTGTCGCTCTCGCCGCCGTCAGGGGAGACTACAGTAGCGCCGCCTTGGACGTAGTATGAAGCAGACTCACCGAGTTCGCCTTCATAACCAACGTGAAGGTCGGTAGCGGTTCCATTGTAGCTGGATCCCGTGAATCCTGAGTTTGCTTCGACGTTAACGTAAGGGCCAGCAAAAGCGGCACCAGCAGATACGGACAGGGCAGCGGTTGCTGCGAATACAGATTTGATCATTTTGTTTAAAAGTTTGTTTACTTGTGGAGTTGAACCCACAGATGATAGAAGACTCGACGTGTCTCCGTTAGGATTTGTTACAAAATTGTAACGTTTTTATTTATACACGACTTAGAGTAAATATACTTACCCTTGTGACAGTTCGTGTGAGGGGTTACACATGCACGCCACTTGTTTGTTTTAGTTGTAAACAAGAACCAACCACACGGAAGGGGTCTATTGGATCCACCAGTTCTGTTATAGTCCATCCGTGACTTCAGTAATTATAGCATTGAGTTGGTCTGGTGTCAAGAAGTTTTGAGATTTGTCAGCGACTTCTCGTATGAACTCATCGGTCTTTCCCATCCACCATTTCATTGTAGCACCATCTGATGTGAACACATCCATGACTAGACTCTTATCAAAGTGTCCTAGTCCTGCAAGGATAGGGTTCCATGACTCTTGCTTCACCGTGCCAGGAACATGGGGAAAGTCAAAAGATCTGGTCAGTCTTGCCTTGCAGATGTTTAATATCTCATGCACTCTATCAGTGCATGTAATATCTTTCCAAAAGTCTGAGTCTGTTTTGCCACCAGAGTAGTGGAGAGACACAAAGTCTCTCATGTCATCATATAATATTGCTATCAAGTCGTTGTATCTACTAGTGCTATCCTCACACAACAATGATTGTTTAGTGGGGAACGAGTAGAAGAACAACTCAAGCTGAATCAATGCACAGTGAATGCTAGTTGCCTGAAGTGGTTCTAGAAAACCAGAAGACAATCCAATAGACACACAGTTGGAGTCCTTGAACTGCTTGATTCTACCTGATGTGAACTTGATTGATTTGATCTTCTCAACGTCACCAAGTTCATCTAGAATATCATCCTCAGATGCATACTTATCACAATATACATATCCTCTACCAGTTTTGTTTCTGGTAGGGATTTCCCATGTCCATCCATACTTCATTGCTTGAGCAACTGTGTATGGTTTCTTCTCAGTTTCTGGGGCAGAGTATACCACAGCACTGTTGACAGGGAGATATTCTGAATAGTCTATCCAATCAAGGTGACTATTCAATACTCTGGAGAACCCAGAGCAATCTATAAACACATCACCAGTTACTGTAGAACCATCGTCTAGTTCTAGTGATGTGATAGCATTCTTTTCTCTGTTTACTTTAACTACCTGTGCCTCTACGTGGACTGCACCAGAATCTAGTGAGATTTTCTTGAAATATTCTGCAGTTTTATATGCATCGATGTGTAATGCATGGTGATCCCAGTTACCAACAAGAAAATCTTTCTCGTATGAGTAATTAGTTAGACCATCTTCCATCAATACAGAGTATTTACTACATGACGTTGGCAAAGCCCCTGTAAAATACTGAGAAAATGTAGAGTAATCGATGTAGTAGTTTGCTGTTGCAGAACCATCGATGGGAGACCAGAAGTAATCACTAGTCTTACTCCATCCATTGAACTTGATACCTAATTTTGGTAGGGCATCAAGTTCCATCATCAGTTCTGTTTTGTCAATACCCATCATGTCAGGGAACTTACCAGTAGTTCCCTCACCTACACCGATGGTTGGTATTTCTTTAGTAGATATGTTGATGCAATGGTGTGTGCCAGACAGATAGTTTGTGACTATCCATCCAGAAGTTCCCCCACCAACAACTACTATTTTCATTCAGGACGATACTCCTGACTCTTGTAGTCACCGAAGGAGATTACATCTTGACCAGAAAGAGAATTGCCAAGATTAATAGAAGCTGGTGCTGCAGGGATGTAGTCAGAACTCAAATTAAAATTGTATTCAGATCCCATGTCAGTGACAAGTTTGTCAATGTCAATATTACCAGTAGGAATAGTGGGTCGGTTTTGAACTTGCTCATACATTTTGAACAAGTCACCGATGATATTATCACGCTTCTCATTGAGAGCCATGATGAGCATGTCACGAATAAAATCTAGATCGTTACGAGAATTAGACATAAGGATTAGTTACAGAATTGAATTGAATTTACAATGTCACGGACATAGCAGGGAACACCATCTGGATCTAACCATCTAGTATACTCTGCATCTTCTAGACAGGTGTCTAGTTGCATTTGGTTGTCAAGGAAATACATGTCTGTATAACGCTTGGTCCAGTCGTTGAACTTTTGGATACGGTAGTCAGGTCTACCGTTGATCTCTAGCATACCACACTGAACGTAGCGGTATGGAAATCTCTCAAGAATGACGGTTGGTTTCATCAGGTTCCTTGTTCTCTCCGTATTGTAGCACCTCCTCATCGTCATGTAAAGGGAGTGGGACAGTTTTCTTTCTGACCTGCTTGCTGCTCCAGAATGCTAGAGCAATCAAGGCAAAGTAGAACAAGGTATCATCAATCATCACAAGGAAGAAGACGAGACCACCACCAAACCTCAACCAGTTAGGCAATCTCTTGGTGAGTCTACCTACCACAGGAGCAATCTTCTTTTCAAACTTGAAGTAAAGAATTGCTGCTAGTGTAACTGTGATCTCACTCATCGGAACGATGAAGTATAGGGACAGGAACACGAAGATAGGCCAGTAGTGTCTCTCTGGAATCTTTTGGATTAGAGAGATATACTTAGCAATTAGTTTTTTAACTAGCATCATCATGTGTTGTCATCATATCTTCCCAGTCAAGATCAGTAACCTGATTTGATAGTTCTTTGTATTCTTCAGCAGGGACTGCCATGACAGCAGTTCCATCTGGTTTACGAACTATAAAGGATTCACCTGCTTCAATGCGATCCATGTATGCATCGAAGTCTTTTTCAAATTCAGCAAACGGAACTTCAACCATTGATCTCCTTAAAATCTTTTTCAAAAATTGCTAGACCAGCATCAGTCAGCACATGGGTATACATCTTATCGAACACAGCAGGTGGCAACGTGCATACACTAGCACCATAGAGGAAGCAACGCGAGACATGGTGGACATCTCTCAAACTGGCAGCAAGGATCTTGGTGCGAACACCATGAGCACAATACAAACCAGAGATAGCACGAACAAGTTCAACACCACTGAGTGAGTTATCGTTCATACGACCCACGAAAGGTGAGATGTATGTGGCACCTGCCTTCGCTGCCATCACTGCCTGAGCAGCACTGAAGCACAAGGTGACGTTAGTTTCGACACCTTGAGCAGTGAGTTCTTTACATGCCTTTAGACCCTCTACAGTGAGAGGCAGTTTGATCGTAACGTTGTCAGCAATATCACGATACTTAATAGCATTGGTAAGCATCTCAAAGCAGGAGTCACCTTCTACTTCAGCAGAGATGCTTTCAAAAGCAAAGTTAGTTGCTAGTGTTTTAATGAACTCCACATAGTCTACACCAGACTTACGAACTAGTGTAGGGTTTGTAGTGATGCCATCAACTAGACCAGTCTTATAGCGGTCGGCAATTGCTTCGTAGTCAGCAGTGTCTAGGAAAATTTTCATTGATTTATATAATGTTAGTTTTTAAGTGATCACTTAAAATTTTAAGTGATTCTTCTTCAGCGAGAATTTGTTCACGCTTATACTTATACCATGGATGCTCATATAATTCTTTTGCTGTCTCCTTGATGTCTTCATCTGGAGATATTTGAAGTGCATCTCGAATTTCTTGCATTTGAGTATTAGTATTTTCTAGCATACCTCTCATGTATGCTAACTCCATGCGAAGTTCGTTTAGTTGTGT